CCCCGGGTGGTGTTTCCACGCCTTTTGGAAGGCGTGCGATCGGGGCCCTTCTTGTGTAGGGCACGGAGGCATGCGTTGGTTGGGGCATGCCCATACAGGGGGCCAGGTTATGAGATAGAATCTACTTCCTGGTGTTAGTTAGTTGTTGGTGCCGCCTTGGCTAGTGAACCATCTGTCGTGACTCGTCATAATATGTCTTGCTTTGATCATGGCCGCGGGTTTTACAAGCCCCCAATTAGAATGATCCTTATATTTCTTTTAATATGAGACCTGCCGTAGGCGTTAAACTCGGCTATTCGAAAGATAGAATATCTTTCCCCCTCGACTGTGGGGAGAAACAGCATTTGCCAGTGGAGCATACACTCACATCGGCACCCGAATATGTTTATTCAAGAAATCCCCGTTTTGGGGTGCGTGGCGCGTGCCACCCCGTTAAGCCGGCGTTGTCGCCTTTGATTTTGTCGAAGAAGGTTGTTTTTTGTTCTGCTCAGTACGCCCAGCTTTTAGCGGGCTACGGGCAGTATGAGGACGTTAGGTGTTGCATATGCTTCAAACTACGGCGTCTTGATCGTAGCACTGGTTTGTTTGCATATTGCAACTGCGTGATCACTTTTCCTCTATCCGCTGCCTTTCCGACACCTTCCGACCTTAATGGGTCAAATGGTGAGTTCACTAATACAGAGGATTTGGACACCTCTATCCCTAAGTCTGAGTCAGCCGTTTTACGAGCTGCGAAGAACAAGATGTACGCTGCGGCTGCGCGCGAGCGTCTTGTGGAAAAAGGGACGGCTGCCTTAGTTGGTTGCATTGGCGTTGGACCCCAACAAGGTACCGATGCTGACCGCGTAAGAGCTGCGAAATCCGCCAACAATCGGCGATTCGCGAAGAAGAGGAACGAAGGGCGTGATAAGTGCAATGATGCCTACGTCACTCGACTTCCTCCTCCCCCCCCTGTGGAGGCCCCTGCTTTTCTCAAGCATGTGGCACCCGCTGGTGAGGTAGCACTCAGTGGTGTCCGGGTTGTTGGGAGTGAGTTGAGAGGTTCGAATAATTTCACCCAGACTCATTTTCCGCCTTCCCCTGTTAATGATGATCCAGATCCCGTTGAGTATTCCGGGCCCACGATTATCATTCCCCTCACCCTTAATGATTGTCGTAGATGGCTCATCAAGGCCCAATCCGCCGAAAGGCGTGTCGGTGGTAGTTCGGTCAATGGTATGGCTGAGCTGCGTGAGGCATACGGGTTACCCACCCAAGCTTTCGACAGTGATGTCGTTAGATGGAGGCGCATTATTGATCATATGCATCATCGTGATGGACCGGTGGATGAGGAGCTTGCGGCAGTTAGCCCAGTTATCTCTCTAGCCAAGCCGGATGATTTTATCAAGAAGCGTCTTTACCTAAAGGTCGACCCGATGGTGCTTAGCTCCGGGAGATCTTGGTCTGGATGGGCACTAGATGGCGCGATGGAAGTCATCGACGAACTTGGCGAATTTCCTCTCGCCCAGTTTGCCGGTGTGCTCACCGTTGGAGCTGCCAACTGGTGGTGCAGTCGTAAGTGGGTCGATAATAGGCAGTGGAATGATCACGGGGCTAACCGTATTTATCCCATTTCTGGCCTTGTAGACTCCAATATTGGCAATGTTGATGAAATCAACGCCATGTCTGCACATGGGTTCAATGCTTTCCGCGAGGTGAGTATTTCTATCAAGGTGTTGTCCACGCTTACCATCGGCAGAATGGGTAAGCCTAGTGCATTTACGCAGCAGCAATACGCGAGTCAAGTCCTTAAGGACTTTGGCGACAGCGTTCTGCCAGCGATATGCATAAACACCGCCTCTTATCATCATCAAACGTTGCTGGCCACTCATTATCTTTTTAAGATGCAGAATGGCAATGTCAATGAGGTGTTGGAGAGGTTTTAGGGAATGCGAGATGTACCTGAAGGTATACACGCAATCGAACCCCACAGATTAATTCCTTCTGCCTGTCAATATGCTGGTGACTTCGTCCGCAATGGTAAGTTTACACTTTCCGGCGGATCCAAGGAAGCCTTCGTTGATGGAAAACTGGGATTTAAGCGTGGTGAGGAGAAACCCGATGGCTGCTACAAGACCATCTTCTTCCCATGCTACCGCCACTCTGGTGTAGTGTACCAGGCTGACGATAACGGGCTTGAATTGGCATTCAATTTCCGTCTGGGATGTGCTCGTATGCCAAAAGATGACGTCATCGGTGACTTTTCATCTTACGATGGTGAGATTGCAGGTAGTGGTTACCATAATATGCATCTTCTTAACCAGTCACAATTTTTCGATAATAACGTTGAGCTCACCGAATTTAAGATTTGGTTCGAAGATTGCGTTAAGTCTTGGTTTTCCGATATCGGTGATCTAGATGAGAGATTAATTGCGTACGCACAAAAACCACACCCCAAGCGCGTAGAGAGATTACGCGCATTGAGAGCTATCCTAGATAGCGGTGACTTCTTTCATGCCACCTTTAACCGCAAAGTTACAGGCAAGGTAAAGAGGGCCGAGGTTGCTAAATTCCTTAAGGCATGTAGACTGGTTAATAACCTCACATGTGAAGGTAGTCTGTTAGCTGGCTTTATCGCCGATCAGATTAAGCAATGTATGGCCACAGTCACTGCGGATAACTGGTTCCAGTTTATCAAGTCTCCAAACTTGAATGATCTGAAGACTGTCTTTGAGAGACTGATTGATCCAACGGACCAAATGTACTTCCCCTTCTTTTCTGATGACTCTTGTGTCTCGATTAGATGTGTTGACGGAGTATTCATGGCCAATGTAGACATCAGCTCCTGTGATGGCTCCCACACATCTAGTGTGTTCGAGCTACTCCGATTTGTCACTAAAGGTGACTCAAGACTGCTCCGTTTTGTAGATGGTGCCATTAAACAGTGCGAGATGCCTTTAACTCTCTGCGCTGGTGGCTCCTCCGAATGGGTCAAACTAGAACCTAGCTCCCCGACCTTGTACTCGGGCAGCTGCTTAACAACCCTCATCAACAACTTTGCAAATATTGCCATTGCCTGCGCTATTAAGTCCAGGTTGTACGCTGGCATACGGGTTGCTGAGTGCGAGGAATTAGTTCGTTCCGCGGCTTGTGCCGCAGGATACGTCGTGACAGTAGTGTGTTGCGACACCTATCATGACTTACAGTTCCTCAAACACTCCCCTTGCAGAGCACTATGTGGCACCCTTGTGCCTGTGTTGAATTTAGGAGTTATACTAAGGTCGAGTGGTAATTGCTGGGGCGATTTGCCGACCTATAAGGAGACACATGGAAAATTAAGTTTCAAGGAAAGGGCACATTTATATAATGTGTCGCAAGTACAGTGCTATTCCAATTCTCCCACTTATCCATTTATTGCTGCTTTACGCGCAAAATACCACAGCCCCACTCGCATTTTTCGACCGCGGAACGCCTCCCATTTTCTCCTTGATAATATTTCGAGTGATTTTTCTGGTTTTGAGGTTAGTAACACTGAGTTAGCCCTCAGATACAAGGTCGATGTATGCGATATGGAAGAGTTATGTTGCACCGTTGCCGACGGTGTGATTTCGGATGTTGCTGCGTCACGCGCCATCTTAAAACTCGACTACGGTCTGTAGTGCACGGATAATCCCCGAACCCATAGCCAGGCAGGCTGCAATAGTGGTTCTAAAA